CTTGTTTTGTTTTGGATCCATCAAAAAAGGTGGAGGTTGAAAATGGCTAAGCGTTTTACCGACACAGAAAAATGGAGTCACGCCTGGTTTAGAAAGCTAAGTCCAAAGTTTAAATGTGCATGGTCGTATCTATTAGACAAATGTGACCACGCGGGAATTTGGATCGAGGATTTTGAGGCCATGAGTTTCAACATTGGCGAACAGATTAATCCGACCGAACTGGAAAATGCGTTTCAAGGGAAAATAAAAAAGATTGGAGACGATAGGTATTTAATCGATGCTTTCATTGAATTCCAGTACGGGAAATTAAATCCAAACAACAAAGTTCACAGAAGCGTTATTGATAAACTAGAGAAAATTCAAGCCCCATCCAAGGAGCTTGCAAGCCCCATCCAAGGGGCTAAGGATAAAGATAAAGAAAAGGATAAAGATAAGGTTAAAGAAAAAGAGAAAGAAGAAAGCCCAAAAATTACTCCAGAAAAAATCATAACGCTGTTTAACAATAAACTGGCCGGAACTGGAAAAATAAAACACGCGCCTTTTTTTCTACCATCGGGATTAATCGAAGATTTTAAAATCATAACAGGCTTCAAAGAGTTTCAATCATTGGAGACGTGGGAGAATTATTTCAATCTAGTAGCTCAAAGTGATTTTCTCACAAAAGAGTTCACCCCTTCACTCGCATGGCTATTAAAAAGTGACAACGCCTTCAAGGTTTTAAGCGGCCAATATCAAAACAAAGAAGAAAAGAAAAAAGCTGCTCAAAAAATACCCGAGCATCTTGAAGCTAATGCGCGAGCATGGGCGTCTATGGCCTTCGTTGAGCTTCGAAAGCAGGAAGGTTGGTATGGTGACACCGATTTCGACATGGACGTGCTTAAAACGTTCGGAGACTTAGAAAGAGTTAGATCGGCAAGTTACCACGAAAGAGTAGAAGTTATCCAAGAACTAAAGAATGCCTATTTTAAAAACATGCTGAAGGAAGATGAGCCCAAAACAGCGTGACAACTTCTTATCCGATTAATCGTTATTGGGATGATGAATTGTTTTTTAAATTATAGCGTTTTAATACAAATTATTTTGGAGTTGATCATGAGGGGAAAAACTACACCAGAAGATAGAATCGTGGGCGTTGTTTTGGCACGGCTAAAAAAAGAATGCGATTTTACCTTTCACGAGCTTGAAGTTGAAACGGGAATTCCTGCGACAACACTTCAAGGCATTGTCGGGCATTACACGGCGCTGGCAAACCCAGGTCGACTTATACCACTAGCTAGATATTTCAGAGAAGTGCATGGATTAAACCATGTGGATGAGAAGTATTTTTTAACTGGCGAAGCGGAAGACCAGGAAAAGATCGAGCTATTCCGCGAACAAGAAAGAATTGAAAGACAAGCGGAATTGCCGCCGTTTTTAGAATTAACACAAGAGATTGCGTAGGGGAAAATATGAGTAAGCCGAATAAAATGTTTATAGATAAGGTTCAATGTCTTTGTTTTGACGAGGGCAATAATGGACTAATGATTGGATATGGCTTTGATCCAGCGGTTGAAATAGAAGAGTCAGAAGAAGCTATTCTTAAATTCTTAAATGACAACCATGTTGTTTTTGCAGCACCCAGAGTACTTATCGTGGAGGCATTTGACGATTCGGATGGGCGTAGAAAATACGAAGTGGAACAGTTTAATTATCTTGAGGCGATTTATGCCTATGGTGAAGACAGGGACAATGTATTCGCACCCGAAATTGAGCAAATAAATATTCTTATCACCAAGGAAAAGATTGAAAAACTAAATCTTAGAACGGTGAAAGAATGAGCGAGTTAACCATGCGGTACTTTTTTGAATTTAAAGAATTGATCACGCCGCAAGTGAAGAAGAAGTGCGGAGCAATCGGATTGTTTTTAATCTGGTTGTTTTGTTTTGGTTTTACGGTTTACGAAATTGCAACGAAGGGGATTTGGTAATGAGAAATTTTATTATGAATACGCTGGCAGTTTATTTATTTCTGCTGGCGTTTGCAATGTTTATTGGGAATCTGACTCGACTTAATAATCGCGAGTATTGCGAATCGGTAGTTGTTGCAGATTATGTTTTCTTGGGATTAACAAGGTTGCCATGCCCAGTAGGTGGCAAATAAGCACGGTTAAAAAATCTAAGGTAGATCAAAATAGAAGGGAATTAATATGAAATACAGAATTAAGCGCGAAGGAGATGAATATTTCCCACAGTATAAATCTCTTTTTTGGTGGAAAGATTTTAAGAAGGTAGCTGGAAGCGTTCTGTATTGCTACTTAGTAAGCGTGAAGTTTTCCACGCACACAGATGCTCGCAGGTTTATCTTAAGAGAAAAATATCCCGACTTTGAAGAAGTTGAGTTTTTAGAGGTTTTGCTTGAGGCCTAAAAGAATCAAAACATTTTGTCGTGATGGTGCTCATGTTTTCGTAGCGTGGACACTGGAAGGAGTTGCAACGCCAGTGAGAAAGTGTATCAAAGAAGGATGCGACTACGAGCAGTCGAGAAGTGAGTACTTTTTCAGGCGTAAGAAGATTATCGACAAGCTCGCGCCGGGGTTGAAGATAGTTAAGAAATACGGGCATATTGACCTGTTTATATAGACCTTAAAGGAGAGAAGAGTGTGATTGGATTTTTTGATTACATAGCTTTAGTAAACATAACCTTCGGTGTGATCTATTGGCTTATATATGTTGGCTATAAATTAGGGGGTGGACAATGACTAACTTCAACGACCAACTTCACGAAGATTTGTTTGATTTGTTTATTATGCATACAGTGTGGGGAAAGCCTGAATATGATTTAGAGTTTCCAGACTTTAGTTCTTCAAAAGCAGAACAAAACTACAAGAATACAAAAGGACTCTTCCCACAAGAAAGCCACTCCGAAGAATTTGCGAGGTATGTGAGTGATATGGGATTGAGTAATATACAAAAAGGTCACAGGGCATCGTCCGCAAGTGAGAAGTGTTTTTGGTATAAAAACAAAATCAAAATTACTTTGGAGAATGAGCAATGAGTGAATTAACAACACTTGTCCTATTGATTGCCATTTGTGCATTTGGGATAGGTTATGCATTCGGGAGTAATTAAATGATCGAACAAGAAAAACTGTGGCGAGCGGAGTTTTCAAGGGAATTTGGTAAAGATATTTATTTTATAAATGGATCAAGTGCGTTTGATATCTATCTCGCCGCCTGTAAAAAGCGCCAGGATGAGATGAGAGAAACTGCACTTGATTATATAGATGCAAACGAAATGAGTCTATTAAGTGAGCAGAAGAAAGAAATCACCCAGCTCAAAAAGCAGCTCGAGGAGGTTCAAGAGGTCAATGTTAGTTTGAACACTATGACTTATGGAGCAGATTGCTTGGAAATGGTTCACACGCTAAACCAACTCAAGCAGCTAGTGCGAGAGGCGATGCCGATGCTTAGTCATGATATCAATTGCGATGTTGTAGAGTGTACTTGCAATGTGAATGAATGGATCAAGAAAGCGGAGATTTGCTGTGGGAAAAACTAGACTTATTGAAAGCATTAAGAACATTAAAAGATTTTTAACCAAGTTTTCAGAGGGAGACAAGCATGAGTGTTGGGACTGGATGGGCACTATCGACCTCAAGGGGTATGGGACTTACAGTGAAAGAAGAAATGGAAAAACAATCAACCACAGAGCGCATCAACTTACCTATTTTTTATATGGAGAGCGGTTGCGAGGAGTGTAGAATGACTGAGACAAATAAACATGAAGAGTTTGACGAGACAATAGATTTGCTTATTGAGTTTGATAAATACTTAGACAAGAATCACAATTTTGTTTTTATTGAAGGATTGCCTAGCGAGTATTCGTTTGTCCTCAAGTCAACAAGCGTGAACATGTATATTCATGAGCTATTAAAATGGATTACCAAGGATGAAAAATGACTGAGACAAAAACAGATGAGCAGAAAATAAATAACGTATATGAGTTTATTGAAAGTGTTGCAGATAAGAAAATTAATATGTGTAACTCATGTATTAACCTAGAATCCAAGCTCAAGATTGCGGTTGGTTGTCTTAAGTATGTTCTTGATGCCGATCCAGTAAATCACAGAGAGGTCATTTATGACTGCCTCGCCAAGCTAAAGGGGGAAGGATGAGTACATGGAAAGAATATCTTAACACTGGTTATTTTGTTTCATCTTGCGGGATGGTTAAAAATAGAAGCGGTAGAATTTTAAAAGGGCAATGTAATCGCGGATACAGGATGGTTACAATTGAGATAGATGGCGAATATAAAAACATTGGCGTTCATCGCTTAGTCGCTACTTGCTTTATCAATAATCCAGAAAGCAAGCCTCACGTAAATCACATAGACGCAGTTAGGAACAACAACGATGTTTCAAATCTAGAATGGTGTACTCCAAAAGAAAATATTGATCACGCTGTTTTAAAAATGGGCACCATTGGAAAAAAGTTTAAAGAAGCCGCTCTTTATAGCGATGAACAGATTTTAAATGTGGCAAACCTGCTAAAGTTAAAGCTTAAAACTACGAAAGAAATTAGCGAATAAACGGGCGTGTCAATCGATATGGTGAAGCGAGTTTCACTTCTTGATTGCAGAAGAAAGCTTTTGCTCGATGCTGGATTTAAAAAAGAAGAACTTAAAACAACAAAAGCTGTCTATTGTAAGCTTGGCCATCTCCTAGAGACAATGGGGCGACAAAAGAGATGTAGGATTTGCATTACTAATTACTGGAGAGAACGAGACAAGAAACGCGCCAGAGAAATACAGAAGACGAGAGGCTTTGAGCGAAAAGATTCAAACGATGAGAGTTTGGGCAGGTTTTACATTGATACAAAGGCGGATTTTAAATCAATTGAGAGTGTAGATGTTTAGGAGTATTTAATGGGAAATGGTTTTTCGGAGACATCCGTCAACAAAATCGACGTTAAGAAGTTTGATGAGAATTTTAATAAGATAGATTGGAGTGCCGGACAGCCAAGAAGGCAGGTCGTGCCGGATGCCATTGTGCCTATCTGCAATCCAGATCTATCCGATAAAATCGAACCAGGGCGAGTTGAGCTTGTACCAGTTAAGAAACTAAAGCTCACCCTAAATGAGTTTCACGAGATTTACTACTCCCATGCGCAAGATAATTACGATGAACTTAAAAAGAAATACGTCGGCGAATAACTTTCCATCCGAGATAACGTTTATATAATGAAACTCATCCCAGGATTTCTTATCCTAAGAATGTGATTCATATTCAAGTCGATCTAAAACCTGTTCCTAAAGCTAGACCTCGGTTTAATCCGCGCTCAGGTCGTCCATACACACCTCAAACAACACAAGACTTTGAATCACACGTTTCGTTTTTTGCGAGACGTGTAGTCGAGGTTCCACTTGAGAGCGGTGTTCACGTTCAAATAATTTTTAAGTTTATAAAAGCAAAATCATCGAAGCTCAATTTACACACTAAAAAACCAGACATTGATAATTTAATTAAATCCGTTCTTGATGGCCTTAATGGAGTTGCCTTCAAAGACGACTCACAAATTGTGAAACTAGAAAGCGAAAAGATTTTTGCCGACCGTGACGGCGTGGATATTTATATTCAGGAGATAATCAGTGAAGAAAAAGAACCAGTCACAAGCAAAAGAATCAGAAAAAAAGTCTAAGGAATTCCCATGGTCTGAGCTAGATGCCATGTTGCAGTTTGATCCCTCAAAGAGATACTGCGCGGACTATCTAAGAATCAGCGAAGACACAATCGAACGCCATATTCGTGCTCAATTTGACATGACATTCACGGAGTACAAAGCTCTAAAGTTCGACGGGACTGTTTGGCAAATCAAGCGTGCCGTTGTCACAAAGGCGATCAATGGAAACATTGAAGCTGCCAAGTTTGTTCTATCTAACAAGTCTGACTGGCAAGAAAAGAAAGAAATCTCTGTCGAAGATGTCACAGACCGTGAACTACTAGAAGCGGTTAAATCAATTGTTGAAAAGAATAAAGATGTTGTCGGGTGACTATGTCTCTGACTCCAAGCGAGTTGATGAGCTGATGGGAATCTATCGCCAATTAGCTCGTTTGAAGGGCCTGCTTAAAGAGCACGACGTGCGTGCCTGGAAGACAGTCGAAAGTGCCGCTGCAAAGGTGCTGAGGCAAGCAAAGAGAGAGATGAAAGAGCTAAAAGGAAAGAGGAAGAAGAAATAATTTTGGAAGATTGGGTGAGAGGTTTAAACCAGCTGGGTGCTATTCAGTCAGACGAGAGTCTCACACGTTCGAATCGTGTATCTTCCGCCATTTTTGGAGTGATATGAATTTAGTTATCAAAGAAGGAAATGCTTCAGTTAAAAACTTTATCTTTAGCTCGTGGATCAAATGCTATCTCGGAACAGTTGAAGCGGATCTTATGGGAAAACCAGAGGCCACGCGCTTTATGCATGACTTTATCACGAAGAAATTCGACGAGGGCGTGACGGTTTCCTATTTGGGAGATGATGAAACTGATGAAGTTTATTCATACGTTGTCTTTGATCCAAAAAAGAAAACCATTCTATTTGCCTACACTAAGAGCATTTACCGCAAAGACGGGTTTTTGAACCGCTTAGTCGAGCACAACAATTTAACCGAACACAATTTTTGCTTTGTTTTTTACGGAGCAACGACAAGATACTTAGCTCAAAAATATAAACTAACCTACAAACCCTTAGGGAGATAGATGAAAAAAGTAATCATGATCCGTTTTGCAATGGTCGTAAGCAAAGTTTTAAAAAATATGGCCGACCTTTCTTTCTATTATCCGGAATGCCCTGAGTATAAATACATTGATATTTTTTACGACGGAACAGATTTCATAATCCACAACACAATCACCAATCGCAAGGTCTATGTAGCTAAAACTAACGTGAGTCAATGGGAGCTAGATGACACCGACCGAGCGGAGAATACTCAAGGAGTATCAGAAGAGGTTCGCACCGAAGCCAACGCTAAGACATCCAGAGTTTCACGAGCAAAATAAGGCCATTGATGATCAATCAAGGCGACGTGCTTGGAATGCCACCCGAAGAGGTGCAAAGACTACGAGTGCCGCGATTGATTTAATTGAAACAATGGAGAAGTTCCCGAAAAAGAAAAATCTTTTTTTGGCGCTAACGCTCGACTCAGCTAGAGAGATTGTTTGGGATGACCTTAAGGACCTATCCGAAAATTATGGATGGGTGATTGGTAAAGACATTAAATTTAATGAAGCTAGATCAATTGCCAGACATAAAAATGGGGCATCCGTTAGATTGTTTGGAATTAACTCATCTTCTAAAGAAATGAAGAAGGTTCTTGGACAGAAATATAAAAAAGTTTTTGTCGACGAGTCAGGTTCAATGACAATCGACATGGTTAAACTCTGTTATCAGATGATTGAACCAGGCCTTATTGATTACGATGGGCAGTTAACTCTACTGGGAACTTGTGAAAACATTCCTAAGACGTTTTTTGAAAAAGTAACAATGGGGCGTGAACCAGGATGGTCTATTCATCGCTGGACCTCGGATAAAAACCCTTATGTTCGAGATGCTTGGGTAAAAAAGAAGAATGAGCTCATTGAACAGAATCCAAACGTGATTCATGCTTCATGGTTTAGAACGCATTATTTAAATGAATGGTGCCAGGATGATGACCTATTAATTATTCCCTTTCACGAGGAGAGAAATAGTGTTGAAAAACTTCCAGCTAGTATTGATTGGAGCTTTGTTCTTGGGGTCGATTTGGGATTTAACGATGCTACCAGTTTTAGTGTTCTTGCTTTTAGCCCTGATCACCCTATTTGCTATCGAGTAAAGGGATGGAAGGAAAGAGGGTTAATTCTTTCTAAGGTTGGGAAAGAAATTGAGCGCATTAGATCGCAATACGACTTCTTTAGAATTGTTATCGACGGCGCTAACAAGCAAGGTGTGGAAGATTTAAAACAGAGAATGGGGCTTCCACTTAAAGAAGCCGAGAAGGCCGGAAAGGCCATTTATCTGAAGACTTTAAAGGATGCCGTTGTGACTGCCACGTTCAAAGTTGTTAAGGGCGATAATAACGACGTAGTTGAGGAGTGGGATCATCTTCAATGGTCGGATGAAACGCACTTAAAAGAAGATCCAAGATGTGAAAACCATTCTTCGGATTCTACTTTGTATGCTTTCCGTGAATGTAAGCATTATATTTATACGGAACCGGAAGTTGTTCCTAGAAACGACACTGATGAATATATGAGATTGATGGAACAAAAACAAGCACGTGAGCTTGAACAGAAAATACTAGAGGAGCAAGAATGGATCATGAACAATTTAAATCTCTCTTAACCGTTGCCAAGGAATTTAAGCTAGAATCGTTTGAGCTGGGAGAATTGAAAGTTAATTTTCACCCTATTAACTTTATGGCCGAAGCACCAAAGCAAGAACCAACTCACATGATCGACGAAGATGAGCTAATGCTAAAGCATATTGAAAAATTAAAAGATAAAGCAATGAAAGGCATTAAAGCGTCTTAATTGTCTAACTTCCGCAAATATCAACATCCGTAAAAGAAAAAGTTTAACCTTTACGGAGTTGTATATGAACAATGAATCTTTTTGGTGGAAGGACGAAGTAAGAACTGAAGGCCCTGCCAATGTCCACGAACGTGTTTTTTCTCAAATGAACACGATTCTTACAAAACAAAACTATCGCTACGTTGAGTTTCTAAATTACATGAGACTTTATGGCCAAACGGACAACTTGGGTTATGAAGTTGGAACACTTGGGTCACTAAGTGCTGCCACTCGCCCACAAATTAACATTATCCAAATTTGTGTTAACACATTGGTTTCGAAAATTGGAAAGACTGCCCCAAGGGCAACATTCCTAACCTCGGAAGGTGACTGGGAAAAGCAAACTCAAGCAAAGAAATTAACCCAATTCAGCTCGGGGCAATTCTATCGCTCTAAAACCTATGAACAAACAAAGAAAGCTCTTTTAAACGCCACTGTGACGGGCACAGGTATCGTTAAAAACTACATCAAAGATAAAGAGATCGTTACTGAAAGCGTTTTGCCGTTCGAAATCCTAGTTGATGACAAAGATGCAATTTATGGATGCCCACGTACGCTTTATCAAATCAAGTTAATCGATAGAGAGTCGTTAAAAGCGGCCTATCCAGGCTTTGAAAGACAAATTGAAGAATGCCAGGCCGCAACTGAATTGTTTGGCATGAGCTTCTTTAGTGACTCGCAAATGGTTCTAGTTGCCGAGGCATGGAGACTGCCAAGCTCAAAAGATTCTAAAGACGGAAAGCATTTTATCGGAATTTCAAACGCAACTTTCTGGCATAAAGAATATAAGCGTGAATACTTTCCATTTTCAAAACTTACTTATCAAAATCTTGTTACGGGATGGTGGGGAGAAGGTGTTTCGAAACTCATTATGGGAATTCAGCTTGAAATTAACCGCGCTGTGAAGTCTATGTCACAAGCTGTTCGCCTTATGGGTGTTCCTAGAGTGCTTTATGAAATGGGTTCGAAAGTTGTTAAAGGACATTTTAATAACGAAATCGGGTCAATGATTGGTTATTCCAACACAAAGCCTGAATTCATTCATCCCGTTTCAATTGGAAGCGACGTAAGCAATTGGGTTCAATTTCTAATCCAATCAGCTTTCCAAGAAATTGGTATCTCACAATTATCGGCAAGTGGAATGAAGCCAGCAGGACTTGATTCAAAAGTTGCTCTTCGTGAATATAACGATATTGAGACCGAAAGATTCTCAGCTTTTAATAAGAACTGGGAAGACTTTCACATGGATATCGCTAAACAACAGGTGGACCTCGCCAAAGATTTAGCAAAAGAAAATTCAGGCTACGGTGTTTGGACTAAGAAAAATGACGGTATCGAATTCATCAAATGGAGTGACGTAAATATCAAAGACGACTCTTATGTGATGCAAGCTTACCCAACATCATTCTTAAGCGGAACACATT